ACAAAAGCGCACATGTTTGGTTATGCTAAGTCATTTAACAACCCTTTTATAAAAAAAGGAGGGGGAGGGGAGATGAGCGAAGCGACAATCAACCATGTTTTAGAGGAGTTGGCCTTAACAATTACGCCAGCCACTACAGAAAACCAATTGCGTAGTCAGGTCAATACCATATTGTGCAAACACCTTAAACGTGATGAGGTTGATTACAGAGTCGTTGAACAAGCCACCAAGCGAGCTATTGCATATATCAGCAAAAAACGCGGTGAGCAGAGATTACGCAAAACGCAAGAATATATGGCAAGTCGTCCTTTTGGGGTTATGGGTAATACGCCAAAAACAAACAAAAACGATACGCCACACGATACAAGAGCAGCTGAGATCGCTTTATACTGCTTTACTAAGAAAATTATGCCTACGCCCGAAATTATTGACACATACAGCAAAATTTCCGATGCTGCTGAGCGAGAAGTATTTAAAAAAGGGTTAGTTAATGAAAATTTATGAAGATGGCTTTGAGTTTGAACATACGATCAATATATCCCCGATGTGTATGCATGCTAGCGGCTATAGCCATCAAGCGAGGGCTAAGGTATTAGTGAACGCGAGGGACAGCGAGAGAATCGCCTTTAACGTGGCATTAGAAAACGTCAAAGAAGAGATTATGGCCAAGAACCCATCTATGTTAAAAAAAGCGTTATTTTGTGAACTTGCGATGTTTATACCGTGCTACCAGAACAGTATAAAAAGTGTCTATCACTGTGCTGAGCCATATATCGAGATAGCTAGTAGCTATTTTATTGGTGGGGTTCGGAGCATTATTATGGGTGGAGGTAAAAACCTTATCGGGTATAGCACGGTCAAGTTTTCCATCAATAGCTTACAAAGTGACAATTTAGGCAAGATCAAATTTAACCTGTTTGAAGTCCCTGAACGCACGATAGGGCGAGTAGACGTCAAAAAAACTTGTAGTAAAGATAAGTACAGCTGTTTAAAGTTTGATTGCGAGACTCATGACCAAGAAAAAAACTAACTACAAGGCATACCACGAAGACACGAAGACAAGACCTTTAACTAAATGGCAGGAAGATTATCGAAACTGTTTTGATTTTTCGTTTCGTCCAGTAACAGAAAGGTTTATAGAACAATTTTTTAGTGACATGGTGAAAAGCTGTGCTGATGATGATGGGTGTTTATCGATACAAGAGTACTTTTTGAGTAAGGGAGTCAACAGTAAGACATTCTATGCGTGGGTAAACAAATGGGAGCAAGCGGCTGACGCAGTCGAGACAGCCAAACAACTGATTGCTATTAAACGAGAAAAGTTGGCGTTAAAGAACAAGCTCAATGCTGGTGTGTTTTTGGCCATGCAGCCCAGATACTGCCCCGAATATAAAGCTTTGATGGAGTGGAAAGCGTCCCTGCATAATAAAAACCCTATAGATGACAACCGCATCAATGTGATCATTAATGAAGTTCGCTCATCTGACCTAGTAGTTAAGGCTGGCGAAAGCAAGCTACCAGAGCAGGAATTAACGAAGGCAGTAGGTAAGTTGATTAGTGAGCATAAAGAAGAGCTATAAAAGTGTTGACAAGTGTTTAAATCTGTGCCATAATGTTTGTATAAGTTAATCAATAGAAAGTAAGATTATGGAATTTAGAAAAGTAAGATTTGATTATATCGAAGATAAGGTTCATGCAACTGTTTTTATCAACGAAGTATTGGTAGCTGAACTAGTTTTTAAGGTTTTACAAGATGGCATGTGTGTTAGAGAACGCAACAATCAAGTTTATTTTGAGTGCAGTGATAAAAGTTTTATGGCTACAATTGAACTAGCAGCTATGCGCTTTGTTAGGGGTCAAACATGCTAGACAGAATAATTGGTATAATAATTCCTTGGATATTTTCGCTAGTAATGATAGGGATATTATTTTTTATTTTCCCTGGACTAGCTCTAGTACTAATATTACTTGGCGTGGCTAATCTCGAGACGCACGCTGATAATCATGATAATCAAGATTACTATTAATAAAGGAAAACATGACTATTAAACAACGTATTAATTGGCTCGCAGTAAGACATTACCCGTTGCCTTTATGGTTACTTAGGGTAAATGGTTAATATTATCGTGAAACGATAACGGTATAGCAAGGAAGTTAAGTATATACGCATAAAAAAGGGGTATAGTAATGATTTTAGTATGTATGCGTTGTCAGGATCAATTAACGCCTGATAATGCAGTAGCGAACGGATTTAGCAAGTCTGGCATCATGAAGTACAAAACATCTTGCCGAGAGTGTTATAACACACAGTATAAAGAGCGGAGAGAGGCAAAGACGAAGGCCATAGCTGAACAATTATCAGCGTTTCAGCCTATGACAATAATTGAGTCTAGACCTATCAAGAATTTGCAAGTTAGATACACGTTTAACATGCCTCCCGAAGTATATAGCTTGTTACATAGAAAAGAGCTGTTAAACATCTATCAAGACTTTATACGTAGTAAGCTGGAAGTGCCGAGCGGCTACGTAGTCAAATGTATAGCAGACTATACGAGCAATTATCTAAGCCATATCGTATCAGATGCTAGCTTGTTGGAAGCAATCAAAACACAATTATCACCCCAAATCCATATTGCATTTACACATGAATAAACTACATATTTTATTATTATTTAGCATCATCAAACCAAGTGAGACACCACCAGCTCCAAAAGGTAAGCCTAGCCCGACATACATGTTCAGTATGGCCGTGCCTTTTGTGGTTAAGGTGGAGGAGACGGTAAACGTAGATGAAAAAGATTTACTGCCTGCTCCTCCTGTTTGTAGATCAGCGGAGTCGCTTAAAAATAGCGGTGTTTGGTTAGTGCCTAAAGACGATGAAGGCGGGCCATTTATGGCTGAAGCTAATGACCATGTTGTTGCTAAGTTCTTAGGGCGTAGCCTGCCAGAGGTGCAGCAGCTTATTGACACTAAGGAGTTAGCTATAAACTACAGGACGGAAAGAATGGGTAACACTCTGTTAATGGTTGCGGTGCTTCGTAATAGGTTAGATCTATGCCAGTTGTTAATATCACAGTGCGCAGACATAACGGCACGAAATAACCATAATCTAAACGCCCTACAATGGGCTAGAATTAATCAAAGCGACAAATCAATAGTTGACTTGCTTTTAAAGAAAAGTGCGGAGTAAAACCGTCCGCGTTTTATATGTCAGGTTGAAGGCGCTTTAAAGGAGCAAAGCGCGGAGTAATTGGTTTGCAACGATTGGCAGCGTATAATTTGAGGGCGCTTTTGAGGCGCACTAATTTTAAAAAACGCCTTTACAACGCCTTTGAATTGATGTAGCAACGGTATAGCCGTCTGTTTTATGTAGCAGAAGTATAAATTAGACGTCTGTTTTAGTTAGACGGACTCCCTAGGGGAAGTAGAGAGTCCAAACAGATAACGAATCGCGAAGGGTATTCATCAATGAAAACAAAACACAGTTATTTTATTATCATTTTTTAGAAAGCGTAAGCACATGAAAAAATTAATATTATTATGTAGCAGTCTGCTACTAAGCACAAACAATGTATATATTACAAGCACAGAGCAGCACGTTGGCGACATAGCGGGCATACTTGAAAATAACAATGCACACGCCCTTAGTTGCACAATTAACCTTGTAAGCTGTAAACAGTTCAGCCCATGTCTAAAGAAGCTTGCTAAGACGTTTTTACCAAGCCTATTGAACTGTAAACGGTTTGACAACATCAGCCACGCTAAATTAAATGATGGCTTTAAAGCATGTTTGTTTAATGATGACGCGACAATATCACTACATATCAAAGGCACAGACATGTACATCGAAGTAACTAATAGCAAGCCTTTCAATCCGTATTTAATAAGTGCATACTTAGCTAACTTCTTTCAAGCAGTGTATTTTAATTCGTGCGTCTTACTAAGATAGTTAACAGTCCCCTGAGTCAATTGCCTGACTTGGGGGTATTTGCTTTGCGGACTATGTAAAACAAGGCATATATCCACACCAAAAACAATAATACATTTGTCATAGCACACCTTTCTAGTAAATTTGCTACAGTACTATAAATTAGTAACAAATTTAAAGGAGTTATGCCAATGCTTTTTCCGCAATTAGCGCCTGAATATTATCAAGAGGATGATAAAGATATTCTTAAAAGGATGGAGGCTTTCTATGCTGAATCCATCACGATCAACCAGAACTTCTGGGGAGAAGGTTCCATCGACACCCGCTTCTTTAGTGGTGATCAATCTGTTTATGGTGACCTAGGATTATACGGAAATCTACCAGCAAACCGCCGAAGAACATTCAATTTTAACCGTATTAGGCGTGTAGTTAATATGATTTCTGGCCATCAGAGACGCTCCAGAAAGTCTATTATAGCCGTGCCAGTCGAGAGTTCAGACAACCAGACGGCAGATCAATTAACCAAAGTCCTAATGTGGAACTGTCGCCAAGAGAACATACTTGAGACCATATCAGAGGCGTTTGAAGGTGCATTAGTTACAGGTATGAACCTGTTACATCTATACGTTGACTACCGAAAAGACCCTATTGCAGGACAGATTAAGGTTAATAACTGCTCTTACAATGAGTTTTTAATAGATCCGTTTTTCAGAAAGCACGATTTAAGCGACTGTAATGGTATTTGGAAGCGTACATATCTAACTAAAAAAGAAGTTTTATCTTTATTGCCTGACCACGCTAACGAGATATCTACTATGATTGGCAACCCATACGGCGGGTCACGCGATGCTAAGTTCCAATTCATGCCAGAGTCATACAACTATACTATGAAGAATTTGTTGACCTATGATCAGTTCTACTACAGAGACTTCAGACATCAAAAGATGCTGGTTGATACGCAAAGCGGTGAGACGTTTGAATGGAAGTCTAACGATGAAGACGCATTAAAACTATTTTTGCAAACCTATCCTAGCGTTACCGTTATTGAGCAAGAAGTACCTAGCGTAAAGCTTGCTATTGTTGTACAAGGCAAAGTATTCTACAACGACTACAACCCAACAGGCAGCGACTATTACCCATTCGTACCCGTTTTAGGTTATTACCACCCACAACAGCCAGACTATGTAAATAGAATACAAGGCGTAGTTAGAGGGCTTAGGGACGCACAATTTTTATACAATAGGCGCAAGGTAGCCGAATTGGACATTCTTGAGTCTCAAATAAACAGCGGCTTTATTTACAAAGAAAACGCGCTTGTAAACCCTGCTGACGTATTTTTAACTGGACAAGGACGAGGCCTAGCTTTAAAGCGTGATGCACAGATGACCGACGTGCAAAAGATAGAAGCCCCACAGATACCGCCAAGCATGATACAGCTAAGCGAAATATTAGCCCGTGAGATACAAGAGATAAGCGGCGTAAATGAAGAGCTTCTTGGCTCAGCAGACGACGACAAAGCAGGTATTTTATCCATGCTAAGGCAAGGCGCAGGACTGACCACATTGCAAACGTTATTTGACCAGCTGGACATGAGCCAAAAGCTGCTTGGTAAACAGATGATTGACCTTATCCAACTCAACTATACACCTGGTAAAGTCAAACGTATTATTGAGGAAGAGCCAACAAGAGAGTTTTATAACAAGAACTTTGGTACTTATGACGTAGCTGTTGAAGAAGGATTAAACACATCTACCCAAAAACAAATGCAGTTTGCACAAATGCTACAGTTAAAACAAACTGGCGTACCCATCAGTGATATTGACTTGTTAGAAGCTGCTACAATTCAGAACAAAAACAAGATTATTGAAAACACTGTTAGACAACAAGAGGCATCAAGCCAAGCACAGCAGGCTCAAGCACAGTCTGCGGCAGAGTTCCAAGCGGCGCAAGTCAGGTTGGCAGATTCACAA